GCTGCTGACGCAAGTCCAAGGATAACAAAGAGGATAAGATAGTATTATGTATCGTGGATATGAAAAGAGACAAGGCAGTCAAGCACAAAATGTAAAGAATTCTGGACCTTTTTTAGCAGTGGTTGTAAATGTATTGGATGTGAAATATCAAGGAGCATTGGAAGTGAGGTTGATAAAATCTCAGTTGCCCAGCAATGCTGAAGAAGCCACAAACGAAGAAACGGAAACTGTGGTGGTTAAATATTTGAATCCTTTTTTTGGCATCACTAATTATGACGGCGTAAGCAAAAATCACAAATATGAAAACAGCCAACAAACCTATGGCATGTGGTTTGTGCCTCCAGATGTAGGCAACAAAGTGTTGGTTATGTTTGTGGAAGGCAACATCAACCAAGGTTATTGGATAGGGTGCGTGCAGACTGAACAAACAAATTTTATGCTGCCAGATGGTCGACCCTGCACAACTTTCACTGACATCACTGATCAAATATTAGATGCAGAAGGCAATGAAGTGAGTGAATTTGACGAGCTGCGTGGAAAAAAACTACCAGTAGGAGAATACAACAAAAAACTCTTATCGAATTTAAAAAACAATGATCCATCAAAATTTAATAAACCAATCAATAGACTGTTCAAAGACACACTGACACAGCAAGGTTTATTGGAAGATGAAACTAGAGGTCTTACCACTAGTTCAGCCAGAAGGGAAATACCCAGCAAAGTATTTGGCATCAGCACTCCCGGCCCTCTAGACAAAAGAGGCGCACAAAAAAATACTTTCACAGGATATTATTCTAGATTAGGCGGCACTAGCATTGTGATGGATGATGGTGATGATAAATTTGTTAGAAAAGGATCGCCCACTTTAGATCCTAGCGAATATTTTGATATTGCAAAAGATGATAGTTATGTGGCAGATGAAGACAATGTCACAAGACCACACAATGAACTGTTTAGAATTCGCACAAGAACTGGGCATCAGATATTGTTGCACAATTCAGAAGATCTCATATATGTGGGTAATTCCAAAGGCACCACTTGGATAGAGATGACAGCCAACGGCAAGATTGATGTGTACGCTGAGGACAGCGTGAGCATTCATACCAAACAAGATTTTAATTTCAATGCTGATAGGGACGTCAACATAGAAGCAGGAAGAAACATAAACGTGAAAGCAGGTTCAAACATACAATTAGAAAGCAATGAATGGTTATTAAAGGCCAATAGTAGTGGTTACATCACAGTGGGAGCGCAATTGCATGAAAATATAGGTTCTGATTATTTTTTTACTCTGGGTGGTGACAGTCACACTGTGAAGGCAAGTGGTAAGACTGATCATGCTTCACCTGCCACACGCAGCGGCAGTCCCAGTGCATCACCAGCTGCTTCGGTGGGTAGTTTGTCCACGTTTGATTCTCCCAACGCTACCAGCATTATGAAACGTGTGCCACAACACGAACCTTGGAATCATCATGAAAATTTTGATCCTGCAAATGTAAACAGTGTGCGCACAGATAGGAACAATCCGGAAGAAATTGGCACCGTGGATCTTAAACCAATACCAGACACATTTAATGATTAATAAATAATTTTATGAGCACTCAAGAAAAAAAATTGTACAAGGATATACAGGTTAAATCTAAAAAATCTGTGCTGCCTCCGATCACTAGTAGAGCCTACAGAGGCGTCAGCACAGTGAACCCTGATTTGACCAACTTTGTGCTGTATGACATTGCTTTAATTAAACAGGATCTCATCAATCATTTTCACATACGCAAAGGAGAAAAACTACTTAACCCAGAGTTTGGCACAATTATTTGGGATTCACTGTTTGAACCTCTCACAGAGGACTTGAAACAAGCAATAATTGAAAATGTGACCGGCATAGTGAATTACGATCCACGCACACAGGCATCTGATGTCACTGTAACCCAGTATGAAAGTGGCTTGCAGATTGAATGTAACCTCACGTATCTGCCCTACAATATCAGCGAAAAAATGCGTCTGGATTTTGATCAAGCCAATGGGCTAATCAGCTAGAATTAACTGCATACTTTATTATATTTAATAAATAGTTTTATATAATAAAGTATGTCATCCACAGATAGAATAAACCGATTGTTATTGGCCGAAGATTGGCGCAAAATCTATCAGAGTTTCCGCAACGCTGAATTCAAAAGTTATGACTTCGACACACTGCGACGCACTATGATACAGTATCTACGTCAAAATTATCCGGAAGATTTCAATGACTATCTAGACAGCAGTGAATATCTAGCACTGATAGATCTCATTGCTTTTTTGGGGCAGAATCTTGCTTTCAGAATTGATCTCAACGCTAGAGAAAATTTTATTGATCTAGCTGAAAGAAGAGAATCAGTATTGAGACTGGCAAGATTAATCAGTTACAATGCCAAAAGAAATCAATGTGCTAACGGATTGTTGAAAGTAGAATCTGTGACCACCACTGAAGATATCATAGACAGCAATAATGTCAATTTGGCAAATCAGTCTGTGATATGGAACGATCCCAGCAATGAGGATTGGCTGGAGCAATTCACAAAAATTATCAACGCTGCGTTGCCTAGTACAAGTAAGATAGGCAATCCTAACAAAACTGATACAGTTGGTAATATATTGACAGAATTGTACGCTCTCAATAGTGTGATTTCAACTGTGCCAACATTTTCATTCAACAAAAGTGTCAGTGGTAGAAATACAAGATTTGAAGTGGTCAGTGCTGACCTTGAGGATGGCTCCATACAAGAACTCACACCACAACCTGGCAACCGTCTGCATCTAATATCTAAGGATGACGGCAGAGGTTTCGGCAGCACAAACAACGGATATTTTTTACATTTTAGACAGGGCACTCTGAATCAAGGTGATTTTGTGGTGGACCTATCTCAACCTAATCAGGTGGTGAGTATAGATGCAGTGAATGTGAATCAAACAGATGTTTGGTTGTATCAGTTAGACTCTAACGGGAATGAAACCACATTGTGGAACAAAATAGATGCCACCGCTGGCAACAATGTGATATACAACAGCAGCAGTAAAAACATTAGAAATATCTACAGTGTGATAACCAGAATTGATGACAGAATTAATCTTCAATTTGCTGACGGAACTTTTGGAAATCTTCCCAAAGGAGCATTTAGAATATATTACAGAACCAGTGACAATAGACAAATCAAAATTAGTCCTGCTGACCTTGGCACTGTGGAGATAGACGTGCCATATCTCAGTGCGTTGAATAGAGTTGAAACATTAACAATTAGTCTCACACTGCCTATCATTGTGGACAATGCCACAAACAGTGAGTCTAGTGCATCTATAAGAGTCAATGCTCCCACAACCTTTTACACACAAAATAGATTGATCACTGCAGAAGATTACAATGTTGGTCCTATGTCCGTCAATCAAGAAATAATTAAAATTAAATCTGTAAACAGAGTCAGCAGCGGAATCAGCAGATATTATGATTTAATAGATGCCACAGGCAAATATTCCAGCACCAACTTGTTTGGAAATGATGGAGTAATATATAGAGAAAATATCAATCAAGGTTTCAATTTTACCTACGACACTCGCACAGAGATTTCAGGCATCATCAACAATAAAATTGAACCTATACTGAGTGATAAAACTCTTTTAAATTTTTATCTAGCAAACTTTCCTGCAAGACAAGTGATCACAGACATAGATGTAAATTGGAGCTTAGCCACTGATTCCACAAATCTAAGCACCGGATGTGTGATTGATGATGACGCAAATAAATTAACAGTGGGTACCTACACTCAGAGTGTGCTGAAATACTTACAGGTTGGCAGTATTTTAAAATTTGTTGCCCCAAGCGGCAAGTATTTCACAGAAGCAGGCACGCTGGCCAACGGCACAGCCAGTCAATTGGGAGAAAGCAGTTTTCGTTGGGCCACTGTGACCAAAGTGATAGACAATGGCACACAGATACAAACTGATCTTTCAGGTCCCATATATCTTAATGATTTTATTCCATCCGGAGCTGTGCTGGATTCTATTATTCCAAAATTTGTAAAATCATTGCCCAGTGATGTAAAATTGCAGATGGTGGATCAAATTTTTGCTGACAATTCATTTGGATTGAGATATGATGTGAATGATAGAGAATGGTCTGTGATAGATGAGAACAATTTAAATGTTTATGGTAATTTTAGTCAAGGTAAAACAGGTGACATCAGCAATCAACAATTGGATGCCAGTTGGTTAATTTTATTCACTACAGATGAAGAAACCTACACAGTGACATATAGGACCACCAGATATGTGTTTGAGAGTGACAAAGAAATACGTTTTTACTATGACAGCAGTGACAAAAACTACAATGCAACTTCTGGAAGAATAGTTAAAGATAAAATTAGTGTGCTCAGCATTAATACTGTGCCAGGAGGAACCTCTGCCATGTTGAATAATGTGGATTGGCAAATTATTGAGGAGTACAGAGATGCACAAGGTTATGTGGACAGTAAAAAAATAGTCATATCTTTTTTTGATTCAGATGATGACGGCATAATGGACAATCCACTGTCTTTTGAATTAATAGCACTGGAGACCAGTTATATCTTTCAAAAAAAACAAACATCATCCTTAGGAGTTGAAGATTATGTGTATGTAGATCAGAATGATGAACAAATCATAATTATCACCAACAGTAATCAGATTGGATCATACACGTCATACGAAGTTGACACAGTTTTTTATAACAGCAACACTGATGCATTCTTGCTGTTGGATGTTTCAGCATCAACATTGACCAGCACTATAGATTACAAAGCGCATGTGGGTAGATCCGAGTTAAAATTTCAGTATGTGCACAGTGCAGACAGCGAAACTAGAATAGATCCTAGTTCAAGCAATTTTATAGATATTTTCATGCTGACTCGTGCATATGACACAGAATTTAGATTATGGTTATCAGGCGCAGTAGAAGAACAACCTAAACCACCCAGCAGTGATGCACTGTTTCAAAACTTTGGCGCTGACATAGCACAGGTAAAAAGTATCAGTGATGAACTAGTGTATCATCCAGTGAAATACAAAGTGTTGTTTGGTCCTCAAGCAGATAAAAAATTTCAAGCAACATTCAAAGTGGTTAAAAATCCAAACCAAGTGGTGAATGATGATGACATCAAAGTGAGAGTTGTAGATGCAATCAATCAATTTTTTGCATTGGAAAATTGGGATTTTGGAGAAACATTTTATTTTTCCGAGCTCAGCGCATATGTTATGAACGTGTTGGCTCCTGACATAGTGACTTTCTTAATTGTGCCAGACCAAACAGAACAAAGTTTTGGTAGTCTGTATGAGATCAAATCAGAAAGTGAAGAAATTTTTATCAGTGGCGCTGAAGTGATGAACATTCAAATAATAGATGCTGTCACAGCTTCTAAACTGCGTGCCAGTGGCACAGTGATCACTGCCACCAGCAGCTCTAGTGCAGGAATTCTCAGCAGTGCTAATACCAGCAGTTCAAACACTGGGAGTTATTAATGGCATACAACAATAACCAGTCAGATGCAACTGTGCCTGGTGGCAAAGAAAACAGAAGAAAATCCAATCAGTTATTACCAAGATTTTTTCGCACACCAACCAATAATAAATTTTTACACAGCACAATAGATCAGCTGATTAATCCAGGTGCTGTTGAAAAAATAAGTGCATACTATGGTAGAAAAAATGCCAAAGCATTTTTGCCTTCAGACAATTATATAGAAGAAATCAATGCCAATAGGCAAAACTATCAATTAGAGCCTGTGGTGGTGCGCAAGGACAATCTTGGCAACTGTATTTTTTTAAAAGACTACGTGGACTACATCAATCAATTAAATGCGTTGGGTGGCAATGTGGACAACCACAGCGTGTTGAACAGTCAAGAGTATTATGCTTGGGATCCACACATAGACTGGGACAAGTTTGTAAATTTTAGAGAATATTACTGGATGCCTGCGGGACCTGACCCAATAGTGGTAAGAGGTCATCAACAGATGGTATCATCCACATACACAGTCACATTGGCTGACAATATTGACAATTATGCTTATCTGTTGACTCCAGATGGGCTCACACAAAATCCAACCATCAAACTGTTCAAAGGTATTACTTACAATTTTTTAATCGACACCCCTAATATGCCTTTTACCATACGCACAGCACGCACACTTGATGATGATTTCTTGTACAACACAGGAGTAAGTCAACAAGGCATAACCAATGGCACTATGACATTTACCGTGGATGAAAACACTCCAGACGTTTTATACTATGTGAGTGCCAAAGACATCAATGCCTATGGATTGATTCAGGTACAAAACATAGAGGATAACAGTGAATTTGATGTGGAAAAAGAACTTCTGGGAAAAAAAACTTTTGTGTTGAACAACGGAACTCCGTTATCCAATGGTATGAGACTGCAGTTTGCAGGAATAATTTCTCCGGAAAGTTATAAAAACTCCTATTGGTATGTGGAGGGAGTGGGTGAAAAAATTGAATTAATAGATGAGCAGACACTGAGGGTGCCTAATGCACTGGCAGATGATGCCTTAGAAGCTTTCGATGAAGAGGGATTTGATCAAGATCCTTTTGATATAGATGATCTTACAACAGACAATAAAAAATATATTGTAATCAACAGAAGTGCAAAGGATAACAATCCTTGGAGCCGATGCAACAAGTGGTTTCATAAATCTGTCCTCACAGCCACAGCAGCCTACAATGGAGTTGATCCTAGTGTGGATGAGTCGATGCGTGCTAAAAGACCTATCATTGAATTTGAAGGCGGTTTGAAACTTTTTAATTTTGGCACTCAAGCAAAAAAATATGTGGACGTGGTGGATACATTCACCACTGATGTATTCAGCACAATAGAAGGCTCACTGGGCTACAATGTGGACGGCGTGCCACTGGTGGATAAAATGCGATTGCTGGTCACTGCTGACACAGACATATTGGTTAACAACAAAATTTTTGAGGTTAACTTTATTAATTTTGCCAACAACAACACATCCAATAGGCAGATAAGTCTGGTAGAAATCTCTGACACTACGCCTCTGTTGAATGAAACAGTGCTGGTGGCTAGTGGCAGCAACAATGCTGGTAAGATGTATCACTACGATGGGTCAAAATGGAAACTGTCACAGCAGAAAACTGATGATAATTTTGCTCCGTTGTTTGATCTTTTTGATTTCAACGACCAAGCATTTTCCGATTTAAACACATATGCCAGCAGTGCATTTGCAGGTAATAAGCTGTTCAGTTACAAAGTTGGCACAGGAAGAGAAGACACTGAATTAGGTTTTGCTCTCAGTTATAGAAATGTGAACAATGTGGGAGATATTGTGTTTGATTTCAATTTGTTATCAGACGCTTTTAATTATCAAAAAGATGATGCTATCGTATCACAATCAACTAATGTTGGCTATCTAAGAAAATATTCAAGTAGAACAGATTATCATAATGTGAACGGTTGGACAAAAGGTCACAGCAACAGTGTGCAGCCTGTGATTAGACAATATCTGGGATCTGAACAAGTTAACACATTTGAAGTGGACCAATATGATGCTCCTATAGATCAAGTCAGTTTAAAATTAAAAGTGTTTGTGGATGGAAAAATGCTGCCCAATAGTGCTTATGTGACAGTGGTCACAAATGGCAAAATGATTGTGCAGTTGAACAACGATTTAACTGCAGAACAATCATTAGTTTTAAAAACTATTTCAAATCAAACTAAAAACGCAAATGGATATTATGAAATTCCCATCAATCTTCAGAATAATCCCATGAATGATGACGTGAAGTCTTTTGTGTTTGGTGAAGTTTCAAATCATCTTGACAGCATAATTGAAAATTTAGACAATTTCACAGGCGTAAATCCTGGCATCAACAATCTAAGAGATCAAGGCAGTGTATCGCAATATGGCACAAAATTTGTGCAGCACAGCGGCCCAATAAACTTGGCTTCTTATCATTTGTGTTATCAACAAAGCAATGTGATCAAATCTATTGCTTTTGCTCAAAAAGAATATGACAAGTTTAAAAAAATATTTTTACAAACTGCTGAAAATATAGAATTTTCAGGCACAGTGAGAAAGTTTGTGGACACAATTCTCACTGATATGAATAAGAATAAAAACAACAAAATGCCATTTTACTTCAGTGATATGGTTCCATACAGTGGTGCTAAAGAAACTGAATTCAAGGTATTTGATGATTCAAACATTTATTTTGCACTGAATAAAACATTTGATATGTCAAAACTCAGTGACAAAGCAGTAGGTGTGTATTTGAATGGATATCAACTAATGCACTCACAGGATTATGTGTTCAATGCAGATGGTTTTTGTGTAATCAGCCAACCTTTACAAGTGAATGATATTGTGTTGATTGTTGAGTATGAATCCACAAATGGTTCATATGTGCCACCAACGCCAACCAAATTAGGATTATATCCCAGATTCAAACCAACTCTGTATCAGGATGACACTTTTCAAACTCCAACCAATGTGATACAAGGACATGATGGCAGTATCACCGTAGCTTACGATGATTACAGAGATGATTTATTGTTAGAATTAGAAAAACGCATTTACAATAATATTAAAATCACTTATGATACAGATTTAAGAAATATTTACGATTTTATTCCAAGCGAAAACAGATTCACAGGAGTCAGTATTGATGCCATAAACAAAAGTATCACCAATGACTTTATCAAATGGAACAATACAGTTGGTAATTTGGATTACAGTGATCACTATTTTTACGACATTGCTTTGCCTTTCACATACAACCATTCGCTCATGCAGAGCTATTCAGAGAACCGTATTCAAGGGTTTTGGAGATCAGTGTACAAATATGCTTATGACACTGACAGACCACACACACATCCATGGGAAATTTTAGGATATAGTGAAAAACCAAATTGGTGGGACACTGTGTATGGACCTGCACCTTACACCAGAGACAATTTAATTTTATGGGAAGATATTCGTGATGGAATTATACGAGAGCCTAATAAAAAAATCATATATCTAACAAAATTTGCAAGACCATCAATCATAAACCACATACCAGTTGACGCAGAAGGCAAACTTTTGAGTCCAGTAGACAGTGGATATGCACAAAGTGTTGTGGCCATAAATGCCAACAAAAATTTTATTTTTGGTGATCATTCACCCGTAGAATCCACGTGGCGACGCAGCAGTGATTTTCCATTTGCACTGTTGAAAGCACAGATATTAAATCGCCCAGCGAAAACATTAGGATTATTTTTTGATGCTTCTCGCACTAGGAGAGACATATCTAACCATATTGTGTACACGGAGTCTAAAAAAAGATTAAAACTGCGTGACTTGGTGTGTCCAAACACAGCAGACGCCACAGACATTGTTTACACATCAGGATTGATTAATTACATAACTAACTACATCAGCACAGCAGTGTCCAGCAATTATGCTGAATACAAAGATAATTTGCAGAATCTCACCCAACAATTGGGTTTCAAAGTAAAGGGTTTCACTACCAAAGAGAAATTTAAGTTGATCTTGGACAGCAGATCCCCAACCAGCGAAGGAGATGTGTTCATTCCTGAAGAAAATTATGAAATTTTTTTAAACTCCAGCACTCCTTTTGACCTAGCCACATACAGCGCTGTGCTGATTGAAAAAATAAGCAAGGGCTATGTTGTGAAAGGATATGATTTAGCCAATGCCAAGTTTAAATATTTTCCTGTGATAAGATTGTCAGACGATCCTGCTCGCACAGTTGGCGGCATCACATCTTCATATGTGAATTGGTCTCCTAAAAAATTATACACTGAAGGCACATATGTGAGATACAATAATAATTATTACACTGTCAATAAAAATCATCAGAGCGGACCAAGATTTGAAGATAAAAATTTTACTGCTATCACAAAACTGCCTGTGGTGGGTGGCAACTCTGCTGTGTTTCATAGAAATTTTAGCAAAAAAGTACAGGAATTGCCCTATGGCACTGTGCTGTACAGCAATCAAGAGGTGGTGGATTTTTTATTAGGGTATGGCAAATATTTGGAAAGCATAGGATTTATATTCAATAATTTTGATAAAAAAATTGTGTCAGTGCAAACTTGGTCTCTCAGCGCACAGGAATTTTTGTTCTGGACTACTCAATCTTGGGCCACAGGTGCTGTGATTACTTTGAGTCCTGGTGCTGAACAATTACAATGTAAAAAGAATTTCAGTGTGGCAGACAATCTTTTTGATAATCCATATGACAGTTTTGTGTTGTCAGCTAACGGTACTAGAATTCCTAAACAGCGACTGAATGTGGTGAGGGAAAACAATTTGATCACCATCAGCACCAACAACACTAATGAAGGCATATACTATGTGAAAATTCCATTTATACACAAAGAACACATTGTGTTGATAGACAATGTCACAGTGTTTAATGATGTGATATATGACTTTGCTCCAGGATACAGGCAGGAGCGCATAAAAGTATCGGGCTATGTGATCAGTGATTGGGACGGCAGTTTCAGTGTGCCTGGCTTTTTATACAATGAAGTATATATTAAAGAATGGCAAGCATACAAGGATTATGCTGTGGCTGATGTGGTAAAATTCAAAACATTTTATTACAGCGCAAAAGCTAAAGTGGTTGGTTCTGAAAATTTTGACTTTGCCAAGTGGGTAAGATTGGATGAAAAACCCACGTCAAACCTCACAGCAAATTGGGACTACAAAGCGAATCAGTTTGCAGATTTTTATGATTTAGACACAGATAATTTTGATACTGAACAACAAAAATTTGGTCAACATTTAATAGGTTATCAAAAAAGATCATATCTAAGAAATATTATTAATGATGATGTGGCACAATATAAATTTTATCAAGGATTTTTAAAGGACAAAGGCACAAAAAATGCACTAGATAAATTGTTCAACACTCTTTCCAACACTGGTAAAGACAGTTTAGATTTTTATGAAGAATGGGCCATCAGAACTGGCAGTTACGGAGCAAGTGAAGGTTATAGAGAAGTAGAATACAAATTAGAAGAAAAAAAATTCAAACAAGAATCTCAACCTATATGGTTGACTGATGTGATTGCAAATAATGAAATTGATCTCATATATAGAATCAACACGGATCAAACCTATCTAAAATATGACAACTATGATCACAAACCTTTCTTAACTAATGCCACCAGGAAACAAGTGATAAAAACCGCAGGTCACGTGGATCCTGCTGATGTGCAGCACATAGTAAAGAGTTTCAACGACATTCTAAACATTGACACGCAAAAACTTAAATTTGATCAGTACGTTTGGGTAGGATTTTATCTGCAATCATGGCAAGTGTACAAACACAAATTGACCAATTACAAAGTGCTCAGTGTCACTGAATCCAATAATTTAGTGAATGTTAATATCAAAGGCACAGCAGATGTCAGTGCTGGTGAAATAATTTCTGTTACACTGCCCAAAGAAGAAGATGATGCCAAAAGAATCAAGTTGTACAAAGTAAAAAGCGTTGTACCAGGCAAAATAATTTGTGAAAAAAATGGAACAACCACAATCACACAAGATGAGAATGACAGCACAGACACGGGATATGTGGGTGAATTTATTTCAGGCAAATTGAATGATTTATTTGCCATTAACAGCAGCGCTTCAGAATACAAAAAATTTGCAGAAGGAGAATTGTTTTGGATTGACAATGACAACACAAATGATTGGATTGTTTTAAAAAATAAAAAAGTTTGGAAATCACATCAGCACATTGTAAATCATAACGAAAATTCAGTTGACAGTTATGGATCATCCATTGCAGTTAACAGTGAAAATAATTTGCTGGCTGTGGCTGACAAAAACTTAGGCATCTATGTGTATGCTCGTGCCACTGACAAAGATGAATTTGTTTTAAGACAGGTAATCAGTCCACCAACAAATCTTTGGACAGGCAATGGAGATTTTGGGACTAGTCTGGACATCAGTCCTGATGGCAAATACATAGTGGTAGGCGCGCCCACAGCTTCCAACGTGAAATCTTATTACAAAGGTGCCTATATCACTTCAGAAGCGTACGACATAGGAGACATAGTGCAACACGACGGACAATTGTGGAAAGTGCAGTCACCAGTGTTGGGAGAAAACCCATCCGTGGATTTTACCACGTTCGATGCTGCTGCTTTTTGGTCTGAAGCAGAATACAATGACGGTAACAATTCATACCCAGAAATCAAACAGATGGTCACAGGCAATTACACTTTTGCTCATGTCAGCGTCAACCACATATTAATACGTGCAGGCATTGAACAATACACAGGTTCAGCAGTGGGTGACACTTTAGTATTGGAGTGGAATTCACAGAGCACAGAGCACCCAGTCAGCAACACGCCATTCAACGGTACTGCTACTGGAGTAGACATCACATTCATAGAAGCGCCTCACACCATCCAAGCAAAAATTGATGAAGTCATTAATATTGATCTCACAATCAGCACTGCTGTATTGGGAGACACATTACGCACCAATGAAGCAGAAGGTGAAGTAGCATATACTTTCACTCAAGGCACACAAACCATCATTTATCTAACCAATGTGAATGGATCTTTTCTTGATTCGGGACAGATCAAAAATGGTGATGTTCCGTTGGGAGATTACACCAGAGTATTCAACGAAGACTTTGACAGTCTTGGCGGCTGGTGGTTGATAGATGTGCCATCGCCAGGCACTTTGTCTGGATTAAAAGACATCAAAAAGACATTAGTGATTAGAGACATAATCAAAGCAGGTGATCCTAGAACTGCTTTCTTATATTTTAACAGTTTAGACACAAAAACACAGCAAGCGGTCTTACCAGCGCCAATTGGTGGACCAGCCACACCGGCCAGTCAATTGAGCATACTGTCCTACAATAAATCATTTAACATAGGCTCACCAGGCTTTGTGGATCCTGCTTATGATGCATCTACTGGACCACAATTAGATTCTAGATTCTTGTTGAGAGCTCCTAAAGCACTCAGCGATGTCCTGCCCACTGTCACATATGATGAAGTAGGCATCTGGTTAAACACAATTAAAACAGGTACTCCTCTTGATGTGTACGAACCACTTGATTTGGATCTGACTTTTGACAAATTAAACGGAGTCAAAGAAATCGTGGACAAATGGAATGGATTTCTAAGAGTACAAGCACAGCCAGACGGATTAGGCATATTCTATCTACCGGTGATTGGTGATACAGTGCAAGATTCAGGCACAGGCAATCAAGCAGAAGTAGCCTATGTAAAAACCGTAGGATTTAATACTTTACAAATTTACATTAAAAACAAAACAGGAGTGTTCACCCTTGGCAGCGATTTTGGGACGTCTGCCAATTTGATACGCATCGGCACACCAAACAGAAACATTGGACCTATTGAACGCAGTGAGTTAGAAGATGCCGTGGTAGGTCAATTGCTGGTGTTTGATACTCCATCTAATCTCAATCCGGATGTTCTGACTGCATACATGCACAGTGACGATTATGAATATTTTTTATATCAAGACATCACACAGGATGGTGTAAGCATACCTGCCAGTGTGCCATCCAACAGCAATAGGGATTATGTGAAAACTTTCAATATTCCTGTAGGACTGGGATATACTTCATCATACACCAGTCAAGGAGCTTTTGTAGTGTATGAAAGACAACTGAATGGCAACTATGACCTTGATGAAGCCTATATCACTCCAGATGTAGATGATAACACTAATTTAGGCACAAAAATATTGCTGAAACAAAAAAACAACGATTATAATCTTTTTGTCAGCACTGCAGTGCCTGACCAAAGCGGGCGAATTCATTTTATTAAAAAAAATACCAACATAGATTGGCATTTGGGTGTGGATCCTAAATACACTGGTCCACATGATGTTACCAAAAGTTATCAAATAGGAGACTTGGTAATTTACAGCAATCAAGTGTACAGCAGTTTGACCAATCAAGGTCCTTCTGCATTCAACAGCACTTTCTGGCTGTTACAATCAGAAGGCATAGATTTTCTAGGATATGTGCCCAATGACAGTGGCATACAATTAGAAGGTGATTCCACTATCCCAATGCTGAATTTAGAAAATTTTGGCACGTCATTTGACACCAATACTGCTGCCACAGTGCTGTGTGTGGCTGTGCAATATTTGGATGAAGATGACAGCAGCTCGCCTGGTGAAAACAAAGTAATTGTCTATAGACTGATTGATGGTCGTTATCAGTATTCACAAACTTTACTGTCTCCAGACAGTGCCAATTCAGGCACGTTTGCCAATGTGGTGGCAGTGAGCGATGATGGTTTATTCATTGCAGTGGGCAGTCCACAGAGTGATGTGGAAATTATTGACAGCGGCACAGTGTACATATACAAACAGACCAACGGAGTTTTCAGTGTGTATCAAACACTCACAAGTCCACAACCAAAGATGTCAGAAAATTTTGGAAACAATTTAGATTTCGATGGTGACACTCTGGTCATATCCAGCAAACTAGGAGATACAGAATTAACTTTAACTTTGGACGATGGTGCTACATTTTTTGATGGCAATGCCACCACATTCAATCAAATCATATCTGTGACTGGTTCAATCTATGTGTATGAAAGAATCAATAATGTAATGGTTTATGCAGATGAATTTGCATTGGATGATTCCACATTAGAAAACTTTGGTGAATCAGTAAAGATAGTGAACAATCACGTGTATTCAGCTGCTCCTGATTATGAAACTGCTTTGAACACCAAAGGTAAAATATACGACGTGAGAAAAGACAGAGGAGTGAGAACTTGGGTAGATCATAAAACTCCTTCACCACAAGTGGACATCAACAGGATAAAAGAAATTTATCTTTACAATTGCAGAAGCAATCAGTTGATCACTAAATTGGATTACATTGATCCAGTGCAAGGCAAAATAGCCGGCATTGCAGATCAAGAGATATATTATAAAACTCCTTTTGATCCTGCTGTGTACACCAACGGTGATAATTTAGTCACTGTGGACACATTGAACAGTTGGAACAATGTGCAGGTGGGAAGACTTTGGTGGGATCTAAGCACAATTAAATTTTATGAAGCCTATCAAAACAACATAATTTTTAAAAACAATTATTGGAATAAAATATTTCCAGGCAGCAGCGTAGATGTGTATGAATGGGTGGGCAGCAGATATCTTCCTGCACAGTGGAACACTTTGCAAGGCACCAAAGAGGGCTCTGCTCTCAATATCAGCGGCGTACCCAAGTATGGCAACAATGTGTATGTACAAAAGCAAGTGTATGATTTTGTGGCAAAAACTTTCAGCAACAGATATTACTATTGGGTGAAAAACAAAAAAGAAGTACCAAACACACAAGGAAGAAAAATTGGCGCATTAGAAGTGGCTCAGCTGATAGAAGATCCTAAAAAACAAAAATATAGATTTGTTGCTCTACTCACAGACAATCAATTCACTCTGCACAATGTGAATGCACTATTGAGTGACTCAGACGTGGCCGTGAATTTTCAAATAAGAACAATTGATAATGAGCAATTGAACGCTCACAATCAATATCATCTCATCAGTGAAGGCATAGCATATAGCAAACCTAAAAAAGAAATTGAAGCAGTATGGTTCAACAGTTTGATAGGATATGATGAAAAAGATAGACCTGTACCTGACATTGAAATCAGTAAAAAATACAGATATGGCACATTGAGAAAACCAAGACAGAGTTGGTTCGTAAACAGAGTAGAAGCACTGAAACAGGTGATAGAACGTGTAAACAACGTGTTGATTAAAAATTTAATCACTGACACATATGACATAAGTGCTTTGAGTGCGTCAGAAAACACTCCAAGCACAATAACAAGACTGTATGATTTACAAAAAGATACTCTAGCTGATTTGGCGTTTGTGGGCACTGCCAAAGTGGAACAGGCTGTGCTGAGACCAGTAATTCAAAACGCAAGAATTATCAGCGTGACTATACTGAATCCTGGCAGAGGATACAAAGTTGTACCAAGTTTCAACATAGTAGATAGCACAGGGTCAGGAGCAGATATTACAGCAACAATAAATCTTGCAGGCCAAATAGATTCTGTCACAGTGAACAGATCAGGCAGCAACTACAGTACAGCCACTCAGATTCAAGTGAGAAAATTCAGCGTGCTGATTAAAAATGACCCCGAAGCAGGAGGAAGATGGTCCATACATAGTTTCAATCAAAGCTCTAAAATATGGGAAAGAATTCGTGTGCAAAAATATGATACAAAAACGTTTTGGAATTACAGCGATTGGTATGCTGATGGATTTAATCAATTCACAAAAATTGACTTCAGTGTTAACAATGCCTATGAATTACAGCTCATACAGGATGATGTTGGAGACGTGGTCAAAGTGGAAAATGTTGGCACAGGTGGATGGCTGCTGTTGTGCAAAAAAGATAATAAACCCAACGTGGACTACACAGTCAACTACAGGACTGTGGGCAGACAGAAAGGAACTATTCAATTCAAATCTAATCTGTATGATTTCAATCGCAGCAATGTGGGCTACAACAGCACAGCATTTGACATATTCCTATATGACGCAGTGCCCGCTAATGAAACTAGAATAATTTTAGAAACACTGCGTGATAAAATATTCATTAAAGACTTAGAAGTTGAATATAACAAATTATTCTTCAGTAGTATGCGATATGTGTTGTCAGAACAACAATTTGTAGACTGGTTTTTCAAAAGCAGTTTTGTTAGAAGTCAACACAATGTGGGAGAACTGCAACAGAAACCTGTGTACAAAAATGACAATCTAATCAGCTACAAATCATACATTGATGAAGCCAAACCTTTCAAAACAAAAATTAGAGAATATGTGAGTGCATATGAAGCAGTGCAAAATGCTGACACACTCAACACAGATTTTGACTTACCTGCCACCTACAATGCAGACACCAGAAGTATTGAGGTCAGCACTGGTAAATTGATAGTGTCAGCCAGTGGTGTACCGCAGTTATTGAATCCTAATTTAGTGGACACATACCCCAACAAACATTGGTTGGAAAATGTTGGTTTCAAAATCACTAAAGTTTCAATACAAAATGCTGGTTCTGGCTATTTGGGAATACCAGTGGTCACATTGACTGGAGGTGGAGGCACAGGAGCCACTGCTGTGGCAGCTATCACCAACGGCAGAGTCAGCAGTATCACTGTTACCAATCCTGGCACAGGATATCTTTCCGCTCCCACAGTGTACATACAAGGACCATTATTGGCATCTGGAGTCACAGCAAAAGCATATGCCGTGTTGGGAGATTCTGTAATTAAATCCACTCACATCAGAGTCAAATTTGATCGTACCACAGGATCATTGTTTATCACCGATCTTGCTCGTACAGAAAATTTTACAGGATCAGGCAGTCAATTAAAATTTACATTAAAATGGCCTATCAATCTAAGATCCAACAAGATCAAAGTGATTGTGGATCAACGCACTTCATTATCAAGTGAATATGAATACAACAATGAAAACAACACAGAAAAAAGTTATTTAAGACAGAAAGGTTTCGTGCAATTTATTATTCCGCCAAAGTCTGGTTCTGCGATTCAAATACAGTATGAAATAGACAGCAGTGTGTTGCACACACAGGACAGAGTAAATCTATTGTATGAACCCACAGATGGTATGCCAGGCACTGATCTTGGTCAGTTGATCGATGGTATTGATTATGGTGGAGTGGAAGTTCGCAGTTTAGACTTTGGTGGTGGCACAGG